GATAATTCACACTATTTGCATACTTAAACGGGTACGAAATATTATTTATTTACCAAATATGATACTTACCGTAGTTACTATTCATACCTAACGTTTCCATTTCGTGGTATCGTAGCGCATCAATACCATGATTGTTTGTGTCAATCGGTTTGTTTAAGCGTGTGCCTTGCTTATCCGTATCCCAGCAGTAAGCCCGAAGTTCTTTAATTAGGTTGGTACTATTTGAAGTAACTAAATATTCATTACGTTGCATAACATCTATTCCGTAGTTTATTGAATCCTTGCCCTTTGTAACGCCTTTTATTGTTATTCCGTAGCGTTTTATTTCTTCAATGCTTTTAGGTTCGCTTGAATCAGCGTAAACGGGTACGTGTTTCGGTAGTGCGTTTGCAATATCGCTGTTTAACATTCCCGTTTGGTACTTCAGTTCGTTTATTATTCGTTGCCCGTTGTAATTGTATATTTCTATTATTGCAGTCGGATCGTTCGTGTAACCAAAGTCTAATCCTATTCCGATTAAATTCGCTTCTTTAGGTAGTATATCGATAGTTTTCCAATTACTAAATATAACGCCTTCTAACATTCCTATTTCACCTAATCCGTAAACCCTCCACCAATTACTCCAATATGCGCTTGTTTCCGCTTTTAAACGGTTCTTTTCTATTTGTTGTACAATACTATTGTCTAAGGCTTCGTTGTCTTTATACGTGAGAATTAAGAAGTCTGAATCCTGTTCGTCTTTTAGTTCGGTATGTACCCAAAATTCGCTGGTAGGATTAAAATCTAAGTAAACAAATTTCTTTGTTCTAATATTAAGCTGCTGGAAACTTTCAAAGTTAACATTGTTACATTCGTTTATAAATAGAATATCACGCCTTGCACCCCTTAATTTGTCGGGTTGGTCTGCGCTAAAAAATTCAATGTAACTACCTTTATTAAATCGGTATGTAAGACTTGATTGGTTAAAATTACCTTCGTTGAAATTACCTATCCATCGCATTATTTTTATAAAATCTTTTAATGCTCCTCTTTTAATATGTGGTATTGATTCAGATACTACTGAAATTTCGCTGTTCGGATTGTCAATAGCGTATTGAATTAAAAAAGAAAGTATTGTAAACGTTTTTGAACTTGACGTGCCGCCTTGAATAATTCTAATTCTTTTTTTTAATTGTGCTATTTTTTTTTGTGCTGTTGTTTTAGTCAACATCTATATTAAGTTTATTAAATATAGGCTTTTCAGCTTCTTCGGTTACCGTGTGATTCATTGCCAGTTTTCGTAATTCTTCAGGCGAAGCAATCAATTTCATTAACGCCATTTGTAAAGCTGGTGCGTTTGATTTATACCATTTTGAACGCATTGAAACTTTTAATTCAGTTCTATTTTGGTTTAATAATTCTTTTAGCTCCTCCGATTTTTCCATTTCCCAAGCGTAAAATGTACTTGAAGAAATAGGAAGGTAGGCTATAATATCATCAAAAAAAAACAATCGGTGTTTAACAATCATTTCTTTTGCTTGTTCGTATATCTTTTTTTTATCGTATGCCATTGTACGTTGTTTATTCGTTGTTTATTTAAACCATTGATTGTAAATTTCCGTTGCTATTTGAGCTGTCATTACTGGAGGCACACTCATACCTATTAAATATTTTGGTTCAATATTTTTAAAGTTGTAATCAAGTGGATATGTTCCACATTGACAAAGCTCTAATTTATCTAACATTCTACAATTTTCATAATCCCAACTTCCATGACTTGGATCAGCTGTTAACGTTGGTATTATTGTATTTTCATTTAATTTATAATCATTAAAAAAACTACCTTTTGGATGGTGTTTTGAAAATCCTTCTCCTTTACTTACTTTATGCCATAATTGAGCTTTTACAGTAGTTTGTTTATCTTGACTTTTATTTTCTTTATTTCGTATAATTCCAAATGGTATTACCTCTTCATTAAACTTTAATTCTAATTTAGGAAAATTCAAATCATTCCTTTGACAAATAAAAAATACTCGTTCACGTTTTTGAGGTACTCCCATTGATGCAGCATTAAGTAAAAACAATTGAACTTTATATCCTGCTTTTTCAAATTCGTCTTTTACTCGTTTTACATAAGTCTTTGCATTGCCTTGTAACATTCCTTTTACGTTTTCAGCAATTACAACTTTCGGCTGTAATTTCTTTGCAAGTTTTATGTAATCAAAAAACAAGTCGTCTAATCTTTGCTTTGCTTGTCCCTCACGAAATACCTTTTCTTTTCCCCAGTCTTTTTCCCTGTTACCTGCCATTGAAAAACTTGAGCAAGGTGGCGAACCGTCTAAAATATCAAGGTTGTATAAATCTTCAGGAAATTCAGTTCTATTTGCAAATTCTCTTATATCCTCAACAAATAAATATTTCGGATCGTGGTTTGTTTTATATACATCAGCAACTTGAGGGTCTATTTCAACACCGCCTAAATGTTCAAAGCCTGCTAACTTATAACCCATTGTAGAACCTCCACCACAAATAAAAGTGCCAAATACTTTTAATCCGTTTTTTTGCGGGTATCCATCTTTTAAATACCACTTATAATTAAATCTGTGTTTACTCATTGCCTAATAATTTCCAGATTGCTTGTTCAGGTGTTGATGCTATTTCAGATAATTGTTGTTTAACAGTCCAGTATTCAGTTTCAGTAAAGTTTAATTTAATAGTCATTGTTTCATCTAAACTATCAATATCAATTTCTTCGTTTTTTTCTGAATAATCTACATTGTTAAAGTTAGGAATATCCAGCCCCCAGTCGTCTAACTTTTCAACGTCCCATTCATTAGCTAAACTATCCCAGTCCCATTCACCAAAACCTACATTGTCTTTTATTAAGAATTCGTTTTTTTGTTCCTCCGTCCATTCGTCAGCTACTATAATCGGTATTTCTTTTAATCCTATCTCTTTACAGGCTTTTAAACGCATATTACCACCTAATACAACGTATTTATTATCTACGTCAGTAAAAACCACTAACGGGCGTTTATTTAGCATATCAGGAAATTCTTGTATAGACTTAACTAACTTTTGAAATTTTCCGTCTTTTATTATTCTTGGGTTCTTCGGGTTGGGTTTAACCTCGCTTATCTTTACTAACTTCATTTAATTTTTCTTCGTAAGTTGTTGAACATACCGCTAAACGTTGGTCTATATCTTCGTATTCAAAAGTCATTGTATCGTCAATCATGCATCTTTGAACGAAGTCTTTTTTGCTTTCGTCTTTTCGTGGCTTAGGAATTGGCATCTTCGTACGTGTTAAATAGTATTTCTAATTTATTCATTACATCACGTAAACAACTACCGCAGCTTGTTGGTTGCATATTTACTTTAAATACTCTATTATAAATTCTTAACAGTTCCTTTTGTTCGGTAGGCTTCATTGAATAACGTGTTTCAGAATACCATTCTTTTAAATATTCGTATTCGTCTTTTAGTAAACATTCAGGTTTACGGTACGGAAATAAAGCGTTTAACTTTGCTTTACGTTCGTCGCAACCGCAATCTTCACCAAGTAACCATTTAGCCACTTTTGATACTCCAGTAGCTTCTAAAACCTTTTCTACTGTGTCCCCTAATCCTTCGCTTTTAGCCGCTAATATTTCAGCTTTTGTTCGTCTTTTTCTTGTCATGTTAATATAATTTATATTTTAAAAATTGTTCTTCAGTTCCTAAAAGTATTGTGTCATCTTCTAATACTTGTAATTGAATTACGTCTATAAAATGATGCTTACTTGGATATTCAGTAAAATCTTTTGAAATCCAAAACTTAACGTCTAAATCAATTATTTGACTTGTTGTAAATTTTGAAACGTCTAACATTTTATCTAATATTTTTTCGTCTAATTTCATTTTATTAGTTCGTAATCCTGGTTCTTAAAATCTTCGTAATCTTCTTTTACATTATCTTTTAAACGTTCCTTGCAAGTCTTAATTGTTTTCCATACGCTTTTAAAACTTATTCCCGTTACGCCTTCAATTTGTCGTGTACTCATTCCTGAAGTTCGGTAAAGGTCAAATAATAGTTGATCGTACCAGTGCCATTGTTTAACCTCTTGGTTTATCTTTATTTCTAATCGTTTCTTTGCTTCAAGTATTTCAGGCAAGTATTCGTCTTTTAGTTGGTAGGCTTCCGTTATGCTTACTTTTGTTATTCGTGTTTTGCTCTTTTTATAATCAAAAGTCATGTTTCTTAAAACAGTCCAAACAAAGTTCTTATTCAGTTTACCGTTTAAATAAAACCGTTCAACATTATTTATTACAGCCATTTTTAAATACATTTCCTGCACTATATCTTCAGAGTAAAATTCTTCTCCAAAAGTGCCTACAATTTTAATCCAGTCTTTGTGGTGTTTACTTAGTTCTAATAAAAACTTTTCATTTACCAAATCGAAATAAATAACTGAATAACTAAAAAACTTAATAAACCTATTGTAACACGAAACATTGATTCCAATATTAATTCGTCTTTATATACCCACCTTTCAAATTTATGCGCACTTTTCCAATATACCAAAACAAGAAAAACCCTATCTAAAATAAATAGGGTTGTTAAAAACGGCAGTAGTAGAATGTATCTCACACTACAAAGTTATAC